CTTGGCCAGACCAGAAAACCACCAACTTCAGATTGAGCCAGGCAAAGAAAACCATTGGCAAGCAATGGCCAGGGCAGTCTCTTGAGGTTGTGCTTACCAAGGCACTCAATGCATTGATTGACGATCTTTGCAGCAAGAGCTGGCAGCGTGAAGATGGGGCAGAGCTATCTGTTTCAAGGTTGCTGATTGATGCCAACTGGGGGCTCAGCAGAAACATCGTCTATGAATTTTCACGCAACACCCCACACAGGGCTGTGGTGATGCCATCCCATGGCAAGTACGTTGGGGCCAGCAATGAGCCTCTCAACGCCACCATTGCAAAGCGAACTGGCAAAAGGATTGGCGAACACTGGAGAATCCAGAAAGCCAAAGACAACCCAGCCCAGTATGTGCTCTACGATGCCAACCATTGGAAGTCTTTTTTGTTTTCCAGGTTTGCCACAGAGCCTGGCACAGCAGGAGCACTGACTTTGTTCCAAGCATCACCCAGGATTCACAAGACATTTGTCAGGCATCTAAAAGCTGAATATCCTGTCAGGACATCTGGCAGGGGCAGAGAGGTTGATGAATGGAAACTAAGGCCAGATAGACCAGATAACCACTGGCTTGATTGTGCAGTTGGCTGCTGTGTGGCTGCATCAATTCAATCATGTGACACATCTGCCAAAAAACCAAAGACCCCCAAAAAGAAAAAGACCAAGGGAGTTAGTTACTTATGAGTAAAAAACGAGCAAAGAAAAAGCCAGTTGTCACGGTTACTCCTCCAGAATGCCCACATTGTGGCCACCAAAAGCACAAAAAACAAAGAGGAGCCCACAGGGAGCTTGACTGCTTTGCAACTGGTCAGCATCTGGCTTGGTTTTATGTGGCGTGCTCTGGCTGTGCTGCTGTCTTTGTCATCCGAGAGGTCACAAAGCTGCCACCAACCAAGCAATCCTGACTGCACCAATGGCAGATTCTGCCATTCTGGGTTGGGTTTTTATCTGTTTTCTGATTGCCAAGCGGGGCAGTTTGACTATATATAAGATAGGGGGAAGCTGTGCCGAATACAAAAGCCAATAAATTAGTTTTTGCCAGACAGATGGTTGAGCAAATTGAGTCAGCACTTTTGACAGGGGCAGCTGGCGTGACATCCATTTCTATTGATGGGGTGAATACGGTTTTCAATCGGCAGCAGCTCTTGGCTGAGTTGGCCATCTGGGAGAAAAAGGTTGCACGATATTCGCGCAGCTCGAACAGCAGAACAACCACTATCAATCTGGGCAACTCGCATGGCTAATATCCTATCTGACAGACTTGGCCAGTTTGCCCGCTATATTGCTGGTGAGCCATCCAATACGCGCAGAGACCCTGGCACACGCATACAATCATCTGACCAGATTCTGAGCCCAGTCAAGCGCAAAAGAGCCACAGAGGGTGCCAGAGAGCTCTGGCGCAATTACTCAGTGGCAGCGTGGGCAGTCAGAAAGCATCTGGATTATGTCAGCACTTTCACATTCCAGGCTGACACTGGCAACCCAGCACTCAATGAGCATCTTGAGAGCCTGATGAGTTGGTGGGGCAGGCCCCTTAATTGTGATGTGGCTGGTAGGCACAGTCTCAAGAGAATCATCAGGCTGGCTGAGGCCAGAAGGGTGATTGATGGGGATGTATTTCTGGTCAAGATGGCCAATGGCATGCTCCAAGCTGTTGAGGGCGATCGAGTCAGAGACCCTGACAGGATGCCCCCCAAAAAGCTCAATGAGCCAGCTGCCTACACCCATGGCATCAGAACAAACAAAGCTGGCAAGATGCTGGCCGCATCAATCCACAGGCGAAATGCAGATGGTACGTACACACTAGAGCGTGAGATTGGTGCTGGCAGACTTCTGCACTTGGCATACTTTGACAGCTTTGACCAGGTGCGCGGGGTCAGCCCCATCATCAGTGCCATCTCTGGCTTTCAAGATGCCCTTGAGGTGTCAGATTATGCCTTGGCCAAAGCTAAGATCACACAGCTGTTTGCCCTGGCAATTAGCAGAGATCAGTCAGACAGCTTTGATGATGATGACGATGAGGCTGAGTCTGGATATGAGATTGACTTTGGCAAAGGGCCAGTCAAGATGGATCTTGACCCAGGCGACAAAGCTGATTTCTTGGAAAGCAAACACCCATCGACAGAGTTTCAAGCATTTTTGCATATGACCTTGCAGGCAGCTCTCAAGTCTTTGGATATTCCATGGTCTTTTTACGATGAGTCATACACCAATTTCTTTGGCAGTCGCTCAGCTTTGGTGCAATATCAAAAGAGCTGCGAGTCAAAGCGGGATGACCTTAAAGAGACACTCAACAGGCTGACAGGCTGGCGAATCAGCAAGTGGCTGGCCAATGGTGTCATCAACTTGCCAAATGGCTTTGATGCCCACAGCATCAAATGGGACTGGATACCAGCTGGGCTGCCTTGGTGGGATCCAAGCAAAGAGATCAAGGGCGATGTGCTGGCCATTGAGAACAATCTGCGCACACGGTCAGAGATTCGCAAAGAGCGATACGGCGACAACTGGCGGGATGTTGTCAGGCGCAAGGCCGAAGAGGACCAGTTTTTGATTGACACCCTTGGCCCAGATGCACTGAGCACATCGTCAATGGTTAATGAGCCCACTGAGGTTGAGGAGGATGACACAGATGACTAAGGCCAAACAAGCAGACCAATATTTTCATATGGCCACCATTGCTGGTGGGGATGCGCACAAAATCGACAGAGCCAACAACATCATCAGGGGTGCCAAGATTGCACAGCTGGGCGATGTTGGCGACGATCGCCCCTGGCATGCTGATGAGGCAACATTGAGCACAGTGGCAGAGCTGGGTAACCGGCCAGCCAAGGGGCTCAAAGCCAGATTCAGTCATCCAGAGCCGGGGCAGTCTGGGATGGGTAGATTTGTTGGGCGTTGGCGCAATTTTGAGGTGAATGATGGGGCAGTCTATGCTGACCTGCATTTGTCACAAGCTGCATTCAACAGCCCAGGATTGGGTGACATTGGAAACTATTTATTTACTCTGGCAGCTGATGCACCAGAGGCTTTTGGGGTCAGCCTGCATGCCAGAGTTGACCAAGATGCAACCTTTGAGGCTGATGGGGCTCTGAGATTCTCAGGGCTCAAAGCTGCTGACTTTGTTGATGACCCTGCTTTGACAAGTGGGGGTCTTTTTGAATACCAGCACCAATCAATTGAGGCTGGTGCAGAAACCTTTGATAATGGGGAGCCAGACATGGCAGAAGAAAAAGTTGTTGATGTGGTTGAGACACCAGAGCCAGTTGAGGCTGTCTTTGATCTGGCTCAAGCTGGGCAAGAGGCAAAGCCATTTATTGATGCCTTTGGTGCAGAGGGAGCACAGGCATTCTTGTCTGGTCAGACCTTGCTTGAGTGCTATCAGGCCCATGTGGCTGTGCTGGCTGACCAAGTCAAAGCCAGGGATGAGAGCCTTGCAGCTCTCAGCAAAGAGCTGGCTGACCTCAAAGCATTTGCTGCCAATGATGGTGAGGATGAGCCACTGTCATCTGCCCCAGCCGTTGAGACCAGCAAGGCCAGCCAATTCGCCAATGAGCAAATGGCAAAGGGTGTTGCACCATTGACAGCCAAGCTGATGGGTGGGATGTACGGCGAAAAAGAGTAGAGACAGACAGAGACCAAGCAAGACTTTTTGATTTTACCAAACACAACAATGAGGGGGCCAGAAAATGGCACATGCATATTTAACGACTAGTGATGTTGCAATCTTTGGGGCTGCTGACATGGAAGGCATCATCAGTGATGTCTTGGATGAGGCACCATTTTTGGCTGCACTTGCAGCACGTACGGTGGCAGGCAACTCGTTTGTATACTCAAAGAAAACAGCAAACCCTGCTGTTGGCTTTCGTGCTGCAAATGATGGGGCTGAGAACGTCAAAGCAACTCGAAGCAATGTCACGGTTTCTCTTGGTATCCTTGATGCTAGTTTTGCTGTTGATATTGCAGTGGCAGAAGCCGATGAGATGGGCTGGCAGCATGTGATGGGTGTTGAGGCTGCTGACCATTTGCGTCAGGCGATGCGCGAAGTTGAAGAGCAAATCATCAACGGCACAGTTGGCAATGTTGCCAGCAATGCTTTTAATGGCTTTGCTGACCAGACCAATCTTGATGGCGCATCTGATGCCATGGTGATTGATGCCACTGGCACCACATCCAGCACTGGCTCAAGCTGTTACTTGGTACGAACTGGCCCATCTGACGTTGAGGCTCTCTGGGGGCAGTCGGGTGTCATCTCGATCGGTGAGCGTCAGATTGTTGAGCGTGCAGGTAGCTCTTCTGGATTGTTCCCAGCTTATTACCATCCCATCACAGGCTGGGCTGGTGTCAAGATTGGCAGCACGCTGTCAGTTGCACGCATTGGCAACCTGACTGAGGACAGTGGCAAAGGTTTGACTGATGATCTCATCAGCCAGGCTTTGGCTTTGTTCCCAGCTGGACGTGGGCCAAACTTGTGTGTGATGAATCGCCGAAGTGCCCAACAGCTGCAAGCCAGCCGGACGGCAACCAACCCCACTGGAGCCCCAGCGCCGTATGCTGACAGCTCTTTTGGCGTTCCGATTGTTGTGACTGACAGCATTGGCTCAACAGAAACTTTGTTATCATAATGAGCGTGGTTTCTGATGCAATTATCGCAGGCATTAAATCAGCCCAGACGGCTGTGGGTGCCAGCGTGACATACACCAGGGCAGCTGTGGGGTCAGTGACTCTCACAGCTGTGCCAGGTGACTCTGTGCATCAGACAACCACAAGCAGTGGTTATGTCTCAGAAACCAGAAGTAAAGATTTTATCTTTCTGGTCTCTGAGCTTCTGCTGTCAGGAAGTGCGGTTACACCAGCTAGGGGCGACACCATCACAGACGGCTCAACAACATATGATGTGCTGGCTGTGGGGGGAGAGACTCACTGGCGATATACAGACCCAACTCATGTGGCCATGAGGGTGCATTGCAAAGAATAAGGTGATTACATGGCAGGAGCTGCTGAGAGTCTGGTTGATGCTGTTGTGACCTTTCTGGGTACAAAGACCTTGACTGGTACACCCGGCATTGCCAAGGATTTATATGTTCTTAGGCAGCTTGAGAACGTGACAGCTTTGACAGTTGTTGTCAGTGCTGGGGCAGAAGAATGGGAAAAACTCACCAGAGCTGGTGACTGCGAAAAAACCTATTCAGTCTCTGTCTTTGTAATTGCCCCATGCGATGATGATGATGCAGAGATTGGCCCATTTTTGGAGCTGGCAGAAGAATTAAAGAGCGAGTTGATTTCTGGCGGCAGCTTGTCTGGTCTTGCCCCAGTCTCTGTTGACCAGACGGAACCATTTAGTCAAGAGCACATGTATGAGGCTGGCCAATTCTTTGCCAGCATCACACTCAATTATAGGGGGGTCAGCTGATGGCTCATGTTTTAAGCGAAAATGCTAAACTTTATTATAATACAGGCAGCTATGCCAGCCCAACTTGGACAGAGGTTACACTTGTCAAAGATGTCACTCTCAATCTTGAGAAAGACGAGATTGACTTGACGACGCGGTCATCCGGTGGGATTAAAGAATTTGCTGATGGGCTGATTGATGCTTCGATTGATTTCAACCATCTCTGGGATGCATCTGATACAGTTTTCACAGCTCTGCAAACTGCCTTTTTTGCAAAGACTGCTGAGGAGTTTCTTTGCCTTGATGGCTCATCTGCCACCAGTGGCAACCAGGGGCTCAGAGCAACCTGCATGATTAAGAATTTCACCCGCAACGAGGCATTGGGTGAGGCTTTATCGGTTGACATCAACATTAAGCCAGTCAAGAACTCTGACGCAGCCCCTGCTTGGTACACCGTCCCCTGATTAAGTGAGACACCATGGCAAAGATTTTCAAAGATTCCAAAGGCCAGTCATGGCGGTTGGCTCTCAATGTTGGCTCTCTGAGAAGCATCAAAGACCAGCTTGGCATTGACTTGCTCAACCAGCCAGGAGACATGCCAACTGAGCTGTCAGGTATTGTAGACTGCCTCTGGGTGGCTCTCTTTGACCAGATACAGGCCAGAGAGATGACTGAGAAAGACTTTGCCCAGTGCCTTGATGGTGATGTGCTGGCTGTGGCAGTTGATGATTTCATGGCAGAGTTGGCAGCTTTTTTTTTGAAGATCCAACCCAGCAAGTCAATGGCCATCAAGGGGATCTGGGAGAAAACGAAAGACTTGGAGAAGATGCAGCAAGAGGCTGTGACAGCAATGCTTGGCTCAGTCTCTATAGACTTGCAGGAATGATTGGCATAGACCCAGCCCCATTGCAGGGCTGGCAAATTATGGAATTGGCCAAGGGCTCATGCCCAGAGGTCTTTGACACAAATGGCAAAAGTGGCAGGGGTGTTGAGAGGCACCCAATTACAAAGCAAACCATCTCAATGTTAAAGGTCTTTGTTGATGTCAATCGGTCTAATATGGGCTCCTGAGCTAAAAGATGCCTTCTTTGACAGGGTTGCAATCCAGAAGGCATTTGACAAGACAACCCACAAGAGCTTGCTCTGGCTTGGGGGTAAGGTCAGGTCAAAAACCCGCCAAAGGATTGGCAAGCCTAATCTTGCTGGCACAAACAGAGTCAACAAAAAAACTGGCCAAACATCTGTGGTCAAGAGCAGGAAACCAAGAAAAGCAGGAAAGGCACCCATTGCCAGGGTCAATGACAGCAACACACTGACCCTGAGGAATGTGCAGTTTGTGGCTGACATTAAAGCCAGCAATGTGATTATCTTTATTCCCATCTTTGGTGATGATGATGTGCCAGGGGTGCATGAGCATGGTGGCACAGTCAGGGTCAATGCCAAGCTGGTCAACCAGTTGACCAAGAGGGGCTCTGTCAAAAAGAAAAAAGGGCAGGCACAGAAAAGGCTCATCTTTGGCAAGCAGCTGCCCAAGATGTCTTTTGCGATCCCAGCCAGGCCAATGCTCAAGCAGCCCTTTGAGCAGGCTGTCAAGAAATTCAAAGACAAGATGCAAAGAGAGGCATTTTGATGGCAATCAATGCAGGCAAAGCATTTGTTGAGCTGGCCATCAAAGGCAAAGCAAAGGCATTCTCAGTCCTTGATGCTGTCAAGAAGAGGATGAGAGCCTTTGGGGGAGCTATGCGCAAAATGGGTGGGGCTCTTGCCAAGGTGGCAGCAGTGGGGGCAGCAGCAACCCTGGCTGGCATTGGTGTGGTTTTGACCAAGGGTATCAAAGCCGCATCTGATATGCAGGAGACAATGAACAAATTTAATGTTGTCTTTGGTGAGTCAGCTGAGACCATGAAAAACTGGTCAGATGCAACTGCCTCAGCATTTGGCAGAAGCAAAGAGCAGATTGCCTCAGCTGTGGCTGGCTATCAGGATTTATTGGTGCCCATGGGGCTCAGTGGCACAGCTGCCCAAAGCCTCAGCAAAGACCTGGTTGCCCTTGGTCTTGATGTTGCCAGTTTCAACAACAGAACTGATGCTGATGTTGTTGCAGATTTTCAAGCAGCCCTGACTGGGTCTGGTGAGGTGATGAAAAAATATGGGGTTGTTCTCAATGAGGCAGCTGTCAAAGCTGAGCTGATGAATAATGGCATTGACCCTGAGCATGCAACCAATGCTCAAAAAGCCATGGCCAGATATAACATAATTCTGGCAGGCACATCAGCAGCACATGGTGATGTTGCAAGGTCATCAGACAGCTTTGCCAATCAGCTCAAAGCCATCAAAGCAAAGGCATCTGACTTCTTGGTGGTTGTTGGCGAAAAACTCTTGCCCATCTTGGAAAGCTGGATGGCTGACTTGCAGGCACTCTTTGCAGTGCTGGCTGGGGATGAGACCATTGCCAGTGCAGAGGGTCAGGTTGATGCCTTTGCTGAGTCAATCAAAAATATGGAATCCCCCATCGTGCTCATCACATCTGGCATTGCTGGCATCAGCGGGGTGATTAGAACCATGCAGGCTTTGCTTTCAAGAGGCACAGCTGGGATTTTGAGATTTGGTGCAGCCATTGTCGAGGCTGGCAAGTTTATCTTTGGAGATGATGGGTCTGACCAGAACACATTGAGAGACATGGCAGATGCTGTTGACCAAACAGCTGATGAGCTTGAGGCAAAGGCAAAGGTCAACTTTGAGGCAGCTGGCACAGACAACATCAGAAAAAAGATTGATGAGGCAAAGAGAGACATCAAAAAAGACAGAGATGCAGCAAAAGTAGACCTCAAGAAGGCTGAGAAAAAGGACTTTGAGGACCCTGATTACAATGTCCCAGCTGAGAAGATGAAAGAGGCTGCTGACAAGATGATAAGTGCAGCCAACCCAGAGAGCCTTGATGTGACCAGAGACATCAAAGCATTCACACAGTTTCAGCAAAATAAGACCAACCAAGAGCTGAGGGCACTCAAAGCAATTGAGAAAGCCATCAAGGCACAAAAAACGGCAGTTGGGGTGGTATAGATGGCAGGCACACTTTGTGGCATACAGTTTGGGGCAGCATCCACAGAGACTTGGGATGCTGAGAATAGACGCACAGGCAGAGAGCACTCAGCAACCTATGTGGTGCAGACTGCATCTGACTCAGAGAGAGAAGATACAGTCTTTGCAACAACAGGGGTGCCAGAGATTGGTGGGGCATCTCCTCTATATACTGGTGCCACATGCAAAGCCAGGACAGCCACAGAGATTGGCAGCATGGCTTGGGAGGTGCAGTGCTCTTTTGATGACACAGTGGCAGTTGCTGGCTCATCACCAGATGATGGGGGTGGGGCTGATGGGAAGCCATGGGATCGAAGACCCACATGGGGTTGGACATCAGAAAACTTTGAGGAGCCTCTTTGGCATGATGCCCAAGACAAGAACAAAAGGTTTCTCAACTCAGCTGGGGACCCTCTGCCACCACTGATGACCCACAAGGGCATTGCTGTCTTGAGGATCAATCGAAAAGAGCTGCGTTTTAATCCTCTGATCATTCAGCAATTTACAAACAAGGTGAACAAAAACAGATTCTGGGGGGCTGACACATCAGAGGCACTGCTGTCATCAATTGAGGCTGCCCAAGAAAAAGTGGGACCATTTACTGTGTGGAATGTAACCTACACCATCAAGTTTAAGCATGATGGGGTTGGGTGGATTGCCAGGGTTCTTGACCAAGGGCACCAATATTACAAAGCAGGCTGGGCCACAGACCTCAACCCCACCAAATACCCATTTGGGGATGATGCGTTTCAGCAAGTGCTGGGCAATCTTGATGGGGGTGGCAGGCGGCTCAATGACCCAGATGCAGTTGCTGGGGTGGGTGAGAATCCACACAAGCACACAGGGGTATTTCTTAAATTTAATAGATTCGCAAGTGCAGATTTTCAGTCTCTCAATTTAGGACCATGGTAGAAATATGGCAGATGAAATTACGGTCAGCAGCTCTTTGATTGTGGACAATGGCAACTTTGACCCAGCTTGGTCAACAGGCTCTCAGTCAGTAGACCAAGCAACTGCTGGGGGCGGGGCTCCTGGCTTTGTCAACATTGGCACATCAGAAGAGGCAATCAGCTTTGGTGATGTCTCAACACCAGGCTGGGCATTTATCCGCAACATAGATGCAACGAACTATGTTGACATCGGCCCAGACTCAGGTGGCTCAATGGTTGCTGCATGCAGGCTCAAGCCAGGAGAGGGCTTTGCCATCAGGCTGCACCCATCATCGACATGGCGGGGCCAGGCAAACACAGCAGCTGTAGATTTGGTTTTTGCTGTCTTGGAGGATTGAGCCAGATGGCAGATGAGCCACAGGTCTTTGGTTTCACCAAGCCAGTTGCAATGATGCTCAAGCAGCAGGCGCTGGGGGGTGGGTCAATGACCAACCCATCGCCAGTTTTCAACCCCCCAGGCAACATTGTGGGTGCGTGGTTGATGGAAGCAACCAGCATCATCACAGCTGCTGTTGATGCCAGCACAGCTGGTGAGGGCACAGCTGCCATTGCCAAGAGAGACAAAGATGGCACCACAGGGGCTGAGCTTGTCAGCCATGCTGACCAAGATATGACAGCCACTGTCTATAATCTTGGGCCAGAGATTGCCTCTGGTGCTTTTTTCATTGGGGTGAGGGCTCTTGAGGGCACCATCTATGCAATCAGCCTGCCAGCCAGCCCAGTGCATGCCAAGACATCTGGCACCATCACAGCAAGGTCAGGGGCAACTCTGGGCTCTGGCTCTGTTGACTTGCTCAATGATGAC